GAATACCAATCCATTTACAGGTAAGCCTATGGATACCGACGCGGACATTAAAAGATTATTAGAACGAATGAAACAGTCTAAGATACCTCGCTCCGGTCAAAGAATGATTATGAGACAAGGTGGCCCTATACCATATCAAAATGGTGGAGAAATACCAGATGCGCGGATGATGAGACCGAGCCCGGAAGCGCAAGAAAGACTATTAAACGATTTAAGAGCCCAAGGGGCGATTATGGGTGATAACCCCGGAGATAGAGGGGGTTATTTCCCTCTAGCCAGTCAGGTAGAGCCAGATGCTTTAATGGGTACAATTCGCTCAGACAGACGGATAAAGCCATTAGAACCTGATACATATATACAAAGAATACCCAACGCTGGTAGATTTGATAAGTCAGGTATGCAATTTCCAGTATACCAAGAAGAAGTATCGCAAGTACCAAAACTATCTACAGCTTACCTAGCGTCCTTTGGTATGGAAACTCCTTTATCTAGGGAACAACAAGCTTTATTGCAGAGAAAAATGATAGCACCAGAAACGTTAAACCCAAAGGTAAAAGGTTTAATCAATAGAGCGCTAGTTCAGCGCCTAGCAAATGAAGAGGATTAATGGTATTAGAAACAGATAAACGAGCAGACTATAATCAAGAACTATACCGCCGATGGAGAGACGCACGTTCTGAGTGGGATAAAGAAGCTCGCCAAGATGTTGATTTCTATCATGGGAATCATTTTACAGACGAGGAAGTAGATGAACTACAATCTCGTAACCAAGCTGACGTTCCAATGGATAGAATTGGGCCAGCGATTGAAAAATTTAAAGCTGTATTAACTTCCAGACCACCAGCATTTACCCTAACACCTAGAGAAGATTCTGATGTAAAGGTTGCTTCTGTATGGAGAACCATTATGGGATATGTCTGGGGCAACTCCAATGGAGACTGGCAGTTAAAACAAGCAATACATGATTATGCCACAACAGGCATGGGATATCTATATACATATATAGACCCAGAATCAGACTTTGGTAGAGGCGATGTGAAGTTCACATACGTCAACCCATTTAGGGTGTATGTCTCTCCGAATACTCGCAACCGATGGTATGATGACGCTGAAGGTGTTATCCTCTCTACAATCCTTACCGGTGAACAGGTCATGAGCCTCTACCCAGAATTAGGCGAGCAAGAAAACCCAGAGACAGGGGAAAAAGAAGCAGGCATCATTCAAGATTTAGAGACATATCTTGAAGAGGATTACCCATCTGCTATGAATAGCAATAGCAAAAAGGTGTTTACTCCTGCCGATACAAAAGACTTAGATTACTTTGACCGTAATAAATATCAAGTTTTAGAGCGTTTCTATAAAGTAAAGGTTACCTTCTATCGTGTGATTGATATGCAAACTGGTGAAGAAGCGGTTTTTGGTGAGGATGAATATCAAGAGTTTATAGAAAGCAATCAAGAGCAGGTAGAAGCAAGTCAGTATGAAGTTATTCCGGTTAAGCAAACTCGCGTTAAGGTATGTGCAAGTATTGGTCAAATTGTTTTATATGAGACTATTCTTAATACTGACCACTATCCGGTCATCCCTATTCCGAATATATTTACAGAAACCCCGTATCCAAAGTCAGATGTATCGCGTGCTAGACCGATGCAACGTCTTCTTAATAAGCTTTGGTCACTTGCTCTTTCCCACGCTCAAGCGTCTGGTGGACTTAAATTACTTGTCCCACTAGGTAGCGTAGAGGATATTGGACAATTAGAAAGAGATTGGGCAAACCCAAACGCGGTTATAGAGGTAGACTCTACGCAAGGAGAACCACACTTCCCTGCTCCTCAACCATTAGCAGGTGAGTTTTATAGACTAATTCAACAGTGTGAGTTCTATATTGATTTTACATTTGGTCTTCCTGAGATGATGCACGGATTCTCAGAGAAAGCACCCGAGACGGTTAAAGGTACAGAGCGTATGATTGCGCTTGGAACCGAAAGACCAAAATCTAAACTAAGAGATATTGAGTTTAGTATCAATAGATTAGGTCAGGTCTTATACAACCTTTCTAAAGGTCATTACACTTATAAAAAGATGTTCCGTCTCAATAGTGCAAACAATGACATGACCGAAGCAATGGTCAATACATACGATGATAAGACTGGTGCTATTTTAGACATTAAAAAAGAACGTCATAATCTAGGCCAGCACGATTTAAGAATTGAACCCGGCTCTACATTGCCAACTAATAAGTGGGCAGAGCTAGGTGTATACATGGAAGCTTATCAAATGGGTATCGTGGATAAGTTTGAAGTGTTGAAAAAGAACCCAGAAATATTTGATAAAGAAGGTATCATGCGCCGAACAGAAGAAAAACAGTTAATGCAACAACAAGTTCAGGCCATGGAAGAACAGATAAAGAATTTGGAGGGAGACCTCCAGACCGCCCAAAGGGAGTCTGTAAGCGACAGAAAACGGGTTGAGGTTGAGAAATTTAAATCTCGACTCGCAGATATCGCATCAGACGCCAAAGCTGACAGAAGAGTTCAGTTAAACAATCTACAATCAAAGGTGAAGCTCGAAGCGGAGAAATTAGCGAATGTTCGACAGGATGCTAGTTCTACTCCAGAAGCTTAGAGACATCTATTAAGGAGATATAATGGACAATACACAGACAGAGGCCGTTCAACAAGCTGATGGTTTAGTTGACAGTGGCCCAAGTATAGTTGAAGAAGTAAGAGCAGAAGCTGACGAACAATACGTTGAATCAGCCGAAACAGTTGCGCCAGAGATGGCACCAACTGAAGAACCAGTGGATTTTTCAGCTCCAGAAGTTGAAAATACCAGTGAGACAATTCCGGCAGGAGAGTGGGAAGTTGAAGCCCGCAAATTCCAATCAATGTATGACAGAACCCAAGCTGAAAACGATAAACTAAAGAGGCTAGAGCCCCTTGGTGAATTGTTAGAATCTAGGCCTGACTTAGTAGATGTCTTACAACAAAACTTGAACGGACAACCACAACAACAAGCGCCACAGCAACAAGCTCAGCAAGGTTTACCTGCTGAGGATTTTAACCCTTGGGATGCTTACTATAACCCTGAGTCACCATCATTTAAATTCAGAATGAATCAAGATGTGAACATGATGAATAATGTGGTGCACAATGCGTTAGGTGAGCAGAAACGACAGATGACAGAAGAGATAACCTACAACAATACGGTGAACGAACTACGAAACACATATAAAATGTCAGATAATGACGTTCAAGACTTTATGGGTTTTGTTTCACAACCGAAAGAACAAGTGGGTTTATCGAATCTGGTAAAGCTATATAGGGACGTTAACAAAAAAGGTAACGCCCCAGAGACGGCACAAGCAGTGAAAGCTGCTCAAAACCAGCCACGTACAGCTGGAGTCCTACAAGGTGGAGCACCTAGCTCCCCTAAGTCTGAAGAAAATCAGGTGTGGGATAACATTGTAAATGCTGGAAGCCGTAATAGCATACTTTAAAACAATAAACTGAGGAAGGATATATAATATGGCAACATATAATAATCCCGGCCCGTTAAAGTTTGGTGACCCCGGTGCGGTCATATCGAGCACGATTCCGTCAAGACGGCTATATAATTTCAGCGATAGAGTTGCTGATTTAGCTCCTGACGAATCTCCGTTCTTTGTGTACCTATCTAAAGTCGCTAAAGTTGGAACGGACGACCCGCAGTTCCGATGGTTAAAAGACCGTAATAAAATCCAAATGGCAGATAGAACTTTCCAAATTGACACAAATGTTACCGTTGCGGCAGCAAATGGCACAGCGAGTTATAGTGTTGACGATGGTGATGGTAATGCTATTGGGTGGCTTATTAAAGGTATGGTATTTGCAGTTGGTGAAATAGGTAGTGGAAACGAACCTGAGACAGTTATTGTCCGGGTCGAAGATGCTCCTATTGTTGGAAGCACTGCAACTACTTTTTCAGGTCGTACAATTTCCGCAGCATCTGGCAGTACTACTGCTGTTGTTGACGGTCAAGATTGTACAGTCATTGGAAGTGCATTCGAAGAAGGTTCTGGTTCCCCAGATTCTTGGTCTCGTGAATTAGAAAATGGTACGGGGTACTGTCAAATATTTAAGACAGCCTGCGAACTTACTAACACTGCAAGAGCTACGGTTTACCGCGGCTATGCTAGTGAATGGGACAGAATTTGGAACTTGAAACTTCGTGAACATAAAGTGGACATCGAAAGAGCTATGCTTTTTGGAAACGCTGCAAGTGTCAATGGTATCAACTATACCGATGGTATTGTTGGTCACAT